CGCTCGGGCACGACAGCGTCACCAGCACCTGATCGGTGGTCAGCGACAACCACGCCGGCATCGAGTCCGAATAATCGGTTTTCGGCACCAGGTGCGAATACGCCGCCTGCACGCGGCGATAATCCGCCAGCTTGAGGCCTTCCAGATCCTTCAGTCCGACTTCGGCGAGACCTGCGAACAGCATCAGTTCGCGTTGTTCGTCGTCCCCGTTGGCGGCACGGTCAGCCGCACGCACCTCACGCACGGTCGGATTGCGCAGGGTCAACGTTTCAACGTCGACGCTGTTCGCTTGGCTTGGACGGGTCAGGGTCACGACGGCGCTGAGCGCACTGAGCGACAGCCAGGCCGGCAGGTTTGTAACGATTACTTTGGTCATCTGAATCTATCCTTACAGGCCGAGCGCGTTGCGCACTTCGAGCAGTTGGTCTACGCCGTCGATCACCTGAATGCCGGCGACCATGTCGATTTCGTACATCAGGCGCCCGTCGATTTCGAGCTTGTAGTACGTGACGGCAATGCCGTGTTTGATCTCGGCGGGATCGCCGGCTTTCCAGTCACCCAGATCCAGTTCCTTGAGGCGGCCGCGCAAGGTGGCAACGACCGCTGTCACCGCGCCCTTTTGGCCCTTGAAGGCACCTCGGAACGTGGCGTTGAACGCCGTGCCATCAGCCAGGCCGAAGTATTTCAGCGACTCGCGGCGCACGCCTTTGGTGACAAACGAGGCTTCCAGTTTTTCCAGACCCTGATCCATCTCGATCGGGCCGGCCATGCCGCCCCCACGATATTCATCGGTCTTGGTGGTCAGCTTGGGCAGCGTCAGGCTCGGGACGTCGCCGGAGAAATTCACACCGTCGACGAACAGATTGGTGTTGTACAAAGTTTGAGGAATCATTGGTTACGCCCCCTTAGGCTGCTTCAAGCACTTCGGTCATCCATTGATCGGTGACTTCGAAAAGGAAATTCGGGTTTTCTGCCGGCGGCACGTCGGTGAAACGGATGCGCCAATACACCTTGCCCTGGGCGATCTGGCTGGCCGTGTTCAGCTCGGTGTCGGGGAACACTTCAAAGTTGATGATCGCGCCCTGAGCTTTCAGGTCGCGCATGAACGCATCCAGACCGTTGGTGACATCGGTCACGTAGGTCTTGGTGATCGAGCGGTCGACCGCCCATTTGTGCCCGGCCTGCACCGCATCCATGAGGATGAACAGCGTTCGAACGCGAGTAACAAAAGCCCACTTCGGATCGCTCGACAGCGTGCGGTTGCCCCATAGGCGGTAACCGTCATCGCGAATGATCGTGGTGATATTGGCGTTGTTGAGCAGGTTGGCCCGGCAAGTTTCGTCGCCGTCCAGGTACTCGACCGCACGGCCGGTGCCGGTGATGCCGGTCAATTCCTTGTTCGATGGCGAAGCCCAGAAACCGTATTCAGCATCCGTCCAAGCAAACAGCCCTGCCGCCCAAGCCGAGCCGGGCGCGTCGACCGTCGAACTGGTGACGGTGTCCCAGTACTTAACGCCCGGATCGACCATGAACAGGTTGCGACTGCCGAAGTTTTCGGCGTAGGCCATGGCAGCCTCGTCGGTGGTGCCCGGGCCGTCGATAATGCCGATGGCGCGCAGTTTCTGCGCCAAGCTATCGAGCGCCGTGGCCACCGCCTGAGTCGCCGTATGGCCCGGCGCGATCAGCAATCGCGGCTGCGCATTGAACAGGCTTTTACCGTCAAGCAACGCCTGCAAACCGGTGCGCTGGCCCGAGGCCAGGACGCCGCCGATGATCGCCGAGGTTTGCAGCGCAGCGTCTTCCAGCTTGGGCACGCCGATGGCGACGATCACCGCTTTGGCTTTGACGTAGATCGCCTTACAGGCCTTGGTGATCGCCGAGTCAGCGCCGAAGGCGGCAATGGCTTCGCGCTCGGTGGTGATTAACTTCAGCTCGCCGGCCTTGGCTGTACCGCCGCCGAGAACGCCCGGGCTGAAGGTGTCGCACAGGCCGATGATCGACGACGACGGTAGCGAGATAGTGCGCGCACCGGTGTCGACCGACGTGGTCGTAACGCCGTGGAAAAAACTCATAAGGCTCATTCTCCAGAAACGAAAAAGCCCCGCATAAACGAGGCTGTGAGGGTGTTGGTGTTACGCGTAACGGAATAGAAAACGCCCCGTCAGTGCGGGGCGTTTAGGTGGTTTGCTCGACCAGCCAAGGCGGCGCCGGTGGACGATGTTCAGCGAGCGGAAATTCCTCGCCTTGTGGCCAGTTGCGCAACTGCCGGCGATAAACCTGCAGCTCGGTGTATTGCTCAGTCGTCAACGTAGTGTCGTCGCCTGCTTCCTGCTCGTCTCGGTGTCGCGCCACCAGGCCATCCGTCGCGGCAATCTGAGCATCACGCCAGCCGCGCTCGATCACAGCCAGCTCGTCGACGCTTGGCAATTGGGGGGCGACCAACACCGGCAAACCACCATCGTCCCCCCACTCAATGACCAACCCCTGCGACTGACCCGCCATCAGTGCGGCGTGATCCTCCACAGAGATTTCAACGGCATCGTCCGGGATATAATCGTGAATCAGAACATCGTAAAACCCGCGAGTAGATTTCGCCGCAAACATTTTTGGAGTAGTCATAGGCCTCAATAACCAAGGGCAAACCAGCTATATGAAATAGCCTGACCAGTCGTACTGGTGGGGTTGTAAATGGCAAGCTGTGATTTGTTTAACTTTGAAACGGTCGCGGCATAACAAATGCTGGGGGCCACGCCGTTAGCCTGGGCGAAGGCCTGCAAGCTGAGGTTCGGAAAAATAATTGGATACGCCACCGTGGTGCCTGCCCCCGCCGCGATCGGGCCAGTCACTCCCCATTGAAGAATCATCCCGCCCGGCAGTTTTTGGTAGCCGTTATCGGTCGTCAATGCGGCAAAATCCGCGTTTTTTCCAAGACTGGAAGTGGCTTCCAGCACCGTCCACTGCGTGCTACTAGTGGCGACGAACTTCGCTGACTGCCCCATTTTCATCGCGTAGGACGTGGCAGATCCGCCGGACTGATCCTGAATGGTCGCACCACCCGACGATGTAATTGTTCCCCCAACCGAAGTGCAGAACACAGTGAAGCTGGCTCCAGTAACCCCCATAGCTGCAGGGGACGGCAGATTCAAGCTGTACGACCCACCCGAGTTGAACCAAAGAAGCGCACCCACATCACTAAGCGCAAAGTTACGTGAGGCTGAAATGCTCTGAAAAGACGAGTAGTTGTTTAAAGCTCTTTGCACAAACTCAGTCGTTGCGAGCAGCTTGCTGTTGTCGAACAGCGGCGCGGTGGTGCCATGCACCTTGGCATATTGCAATTGTGCCGAGCCCCAAGCCCACCACGCAGCCTGTGTAGGACTGGTCACCACTGTCAGCGAGGCGCCGGGCTGTAAAGGGATGCTCACGGGATGCGCGCCGCTGCCGACGTTGTACGAATCCGCCTCAGCACACTCCACGTTAACAACGCCACCACCAATGTTAAGGAAGTGGATAGCGCCGCCATATGTCATGGTATTGGCCGGCGGCAGTGTGATCGTAAATGAGCCGATGACTGTAACCAACGTACCGGCCGACGCCGTCGTCAGCGAGGCTGCGGCCGTCAGACTGGTGAAGCCGCGATAGTTGCCAGCGGCGCGCATAACATACTCAGTTGTCGCCAACGACTTGCTGCTGTCGAACAGCGCGGCCGTCGGGGCCGTTGGATTGCCCGCGAAGCTCGGCGAGAACAATCGGGCCAGCCCGTCGGTAATGTCCTTGAACGTCAGCGCCGTGGCACCCACGACAATTGGGCCATCCGTCACCAGTTGCCAAATGCTGTCGGCCTGAGTGGTACCGGACTCAACCGCCACCGTCAGATTCGGCGTCAAATTTGCATTGTTGTCCGCATCTTTCGCGCGCGCCCAAGCTCCGGCCGCCACCACGTATGGGCCATTGTTCTTGGCAATGGATTGGTTCTTCACCAATACCCGATCGCCACCGACCAAGGCGACGCCATCAATCGTCTGCAAACCGGACAAATTGATGTTGACCGTGGTGGCCGCACGCACGGACTGCTTGATGTCGAGCTTGCTCAGCTCTTCCAGAATGCGCGAATCGACATACTCGCGAGTCGCCAGAACCACCGCCGGATCGATCTTGAGGCTGATATTGGCGTTACTGGAAACGATCAGATTCATCCGCACGACTTGCGTGCGGCCCGACCCCTGCGACAGGATCGGCTTGAAGCTCGGCGCGCAGTTGGCCACCGCGACCAGATCGCCGTCCTTGTCATACAAACCGACTTCACGAATCCAGCGGCCACCCTCGTCGGCCGGAATCACTTGCTCGGCGATGATCACCGCCGAGTTGACCGGATCAATTCTGAGCTGGTTCAGCGGCCGTCGACGCCACTCATTGATCAGCTTGGTTTGCTTGGCACTGGGCTGGGGATCGGTGTCGTTCGCATCACCTACGCCCATTTCCGTAATGTTCCAAGGAATGCCCAACACATTGGCGTTTGCCAGCTTGGCCGCCCCCACGTCCGTGAGGATCGCGAAAAACTTAGAGTTCGCATCAATCATGAATAAATATCCAGAGTGTCTATGGAATGTTCGCGGCCAACCACGCCGAAGCTGCCGGTAACGATGATGTCCTGCATTTCGGGCGGGTAAATATCGAGCGTGTCGCCGTCATACAGGGCCACGTCGACACTCAAATTGCCTTTCGTTTCGAGGCTAATGGCCAACCCGACTAATTGCCGGGTCACAGGCTTGGCGTCGTCAATCAGGCGCTCCAGCTCCTGATAGATTTCCTCGGTAATGCCGGTTTCCAGCACGCCGACTTTCAGCGCGAACGTTCCCGGAACGCCCTCGGGCACGGTGTTGAACCACTCGATAATCTCGATCAGATAACCCAGCGGCTCGACCACCCGGCGTATCGCGCCGATCGTGCCCTTGTGCTTGTGGATATAGAACGAGGCTTTGATGGCCGCGCGCTTTGTCGCCTCAGACCATCGGTAATCCCACCGATCCACCGACCACGCCCACGCCAGATGCGGCAGCAGATGCACCGGACAGGTGTCGGGGTTGTAGAGGTCGCGCAGTGGGACAATCGTCTTTTCGAAAAACGCGGCCTCCATGGCCCGTTCCAGTTGCGTGCTATTGAGCGGCAGTAGACTTTTCATATCAGCCCGCCAGCCTCACGTTGTAGCGCGTACAGAACGCCGCCTGAGC